ACAAATCTATTTTCTTCCAGGATCAATTCTTCATTCTTAAGAATAAATATTTCACCATCTGAGAATCTAGAGAATCCGAAGTGCTCACCTTCACTGAGCATTTTCAAAAACTTATCAAACTCTTCTTTGTAATTCTTCATCGTGTAAGGACAGGCTTATAACCTCTTTGCATGTAATAGCTTATGATGTCATCTCTTTCTTTATAGAACTGAGGTATGGCTTTGAGAGATCCGTTTGAGGAAGCTTTGGAATCGTTGCCATACTCCCACGCTTTCAGTGAACTCCACATACTTTGATCATCAGGATCGTGAGGAGGACAGAAAGTTTTGATACCATTACTGATGTTAGCTTGAAAAGACAATTGCATGTCTTCTCCATTCTCGTGTGTTGGGGGAACTTCAACCCAAAGATTGTTAACAGTCTTTCTCTCCATGAACCAAGCATGGCCAACTAAATCTACTTCAACTGTTTCTTTAGTTGGTTGAGGCCACCCTGCTCTAATATGCTGAACATACATTGGAGACTGCAATATGCATCCCGCTCCACCAAGTATGCACTCGCCTTTTTCTTGCATAACAGATAGGCAGTTCTTGAACCAGTTCTTGCCTGGGATCGTATCGTCATCAAAGAAGGCCACATACTTGGTTTGAGCCAACAATCCAAGAGCGAATCTACCGTGATATTTAAAGTTTCTAGATGAGTCTATTACTACATCGACCGATGTTTCAACAGGCCAAGCACAATCATTCCTCCAAAGCCATATTTCTTTCGGAGCGATCGTCTGAGACCTTATAGCCTTTACTTGCTCTTCTAGATACTCAGGTCGTTTGTAGCCATTAAGTATTACAGTAATTTCTTCCATGCTTCATATACCTTATCGTCGCTCCAATATTCTGCCTGCGTATCATTGCCCTCATCTCCATGGTAATTAACTTCAGCGTGTTCACACTCAGGCTTAATGAGATTGAAAGTTTCAAGCTCAGGAGAGTGGTACACATCAGTAACCGTATCGTAGACTTCCTGCATATCGCTCGATACGCCTCTGTAAGAGACTTTGGAGCCCAGAAGGGGCATTACCTCATAGTTGAAATAATTAAGATCTGAGATAGCTCCGTAGAGCCTCACATCCTCATGGCCATCATCAAGGGCTCTGGATATCGACTTGTGCGTTCGCTTGTTGGAATCGATGCTCCCAATAATCCCAGCGCATCGCACTTTAAATTTATTAAGCTTGGGCGCGTATTTCTGAAAAATGTTAGGTATGACATGCCCATCTACACCCTGCCAATCCTTTTGAAAGTTTGAAACAAAGTGAACATCGTCGTAAACTAAATCTGAATGTTCCTTAATGGGGAAGATTTTAGTTTCATGACATGATAATATTAATTTCTTTACAGGGGGTCTCTTACCAAATTTCATAAAGTGATAGATTACAACATCATCTTTATTAAATTTAATATTCTGGTGACTATCCCACTTACAGGTCACACCATCCCATTTCTGTGGAGTGTAGAAACAAGCAGCCCTCCCTTTCTTGTTGAACATGTTAACAAGATTATTGAACGCTACAGTTGACCCTCCAGGACCACCCCAATTGCTTACTACTTTAATCATCTAGCTTGTGCCCCGTATCATTGATAGCTGCCACGTAGAGATCGTATCGTGCCCTGCTTTGCTTTCTCCCATCAAACAAGTCCTTCGTCCTATCATGAAGATTAAGACCAAGTTCGATACGATGCTTCTTGTCTTTACAAAGCTTTGTAAGAACGCGAACCCATTCAGATCGTGGAGCATCGGGATCAATTAGGTAACCTGTCTCCCCATTCACAATGGTATCATCGTAACAACCGACGTTTGAAGCTACAAGAGGGATCTTGTAACGAGAACATTCTGCAACCTTGATGTCTGACTTAGAATCATTGAAGTCATTCATTTCCAAGGGAGCAATCGCTACGTCCATGTCAGCATAATACCTACCATACTGGTCTGGGGGTAGTGCGTAGTGGATGTTATAGTTCTTGTGACCCTTAAACCCATTTAGGAGGTGAGACATATACTCAGGCCAAACCTTCGCTTCCCACCCATCTTTAGGTTTTTTAGGGTCAGGAGGTGGGTGTCCATAGAAGTTCCATTGAACATTCTCCTTACCAACTTTCTGATTCACGAGGTGCGGGATGGCGTTAAAAACTTTCACATCTCCTCTGTGGTGAATGCCCGCTGCGTAACCCACACGCATAAACTTAGCCTTACTCTTGCGATGATTCCAAGCAGGCAGCGAGTAATCAATTACGTTCTTAATCACCGCGAGACACTTACCAATATATGGTTTAATTCTTTCCGCGAACTTAAGTTGCGTAACAGTAACTAGATCGGCACTGTGATAGCAGAACTTTGTAATTTCATCTAGCTTGTTATCCTTGTAGGTGTTGTACAGGTGATGCTTCTCATACAACCCTGTCAGTAAGTCGTCTGTATCAAAGTGAACAAACTTACCAAGTTGCTTGGCGAGGCCGATGACTCTAGCTGTGTAGGGTCCACCGAAGCGTAGGATGTTTGCTACGAAGACGATGTCTGCCCAGTTCATGTCGGTGAGTTGCTCGACAGGAGGCGCAGTGTTCGTCGCAACATCTACTTGAAGAGGGTTGTCGCTGTATCTAACTTCAACCTTATCAGGCAGCACCTCTTCCATCATCTTCATCGGAGAAAGTTGCCTATAGTAACTACATCCTCCGTGGTTTGCAAACACCACTAGTATCTTCAGTTTACGCATGTGTCATTATAGTATTATGCGTATAAAAAAACTAACCCAGATCCATCGTTAACCTGGATCTGGGTTAGAAACTCATAATGCGTCTCGTGGGAGGTAGACGCTAGCTTTTGTTTTTTATGCCGAAGCCGTAGGCTTCTTCTCCTCTTCCTCGAAGGCTTTCTTAGTCCCTTCCGAACTGTGGGCGACACCCAGGGCCTTACCTAAAGAGAGCACAGCATCTTTCAGTTCCACCTTACCATTACCAGGAACCGCAGCCTTCACAGCCGTGCCGTAGTGCTTTCTCTTACGCTTGGAGAAGAGGAGTCCCAGACCTTCCAGAGCGGCCACCCCTGGGAAGACTGTGTTAAGAGCACCTAAGCCCATACCAATCGCAGACTCTAAAGCGTCAGAGCCAGGACTAGCAACTTCGATAACGTCGGCAGTTGGATCGACGATATCGTTCTTATCGACCATAACAATGGCCTCACCAGTGCTAGCAAGTTTGCTAGCGATCTCAGGCGGAAGAGCACCGAAGTCGGCGGGAACCGCTGTCGGCCTTGCTTCCGGCTTCACGTTACCAATGGTGGTAACGACTTTATCAGCGAACACGCTCTCAACGAGAGCGCAGGACGCACACATCAGGCCCATCATCGCAGCGAGCAGACCTGTCAACCAAAACTTCTTAATATTCATCATACTTGCAAACCTCCCTCGTCATCACCCCAGGGTGGGGAACTTTCAGTTTTGACGGGGTTAAGAGAGCTTTCGAGAGACATGGTGATCTCCCTGCCCTTTTCATAACTATCAATCTCACCGAGAGCCTTGATGTTCAATTCATTATCCATGTACTCGGCAATCAGAGCCTCAGTCTTAGCCGCAGGAGTCTTCTTGTACTTGCCCGCAGATTCAACATAGCTTGGCCACTGACCTTGCTTCGTAACGCGAATGTTAAAGTCGTTGCCTCTCTCAAGAGAGATCATCGTCGTGTTATCAGGATCATCCTCATCCTGGAAATCGTCACTGATCATGGTCTGCATGACCCGATCGAACAGTTGCTTGCTCATGCTAAGAACCTTCACAGGATCTTCGCCTTGCTCTTCGAGAGAGCGAACCACCGCCTTACTGTAGAAGCGAGGACGAGGCTTGATCATGCGAGCCATGGTCGCAAACTTACTCTCATCATCACGACCCAAACCAGCATCATTGTGACGCTTCCAAAGATCGTAGTAAAGCTCACACATCGGGCACTTCTCGTGCTCGGTGCGACGACACTTGTAGTAGTTCCACTTACCGTCATCGTCTTGGTAAGCGTGAAGCTTAGTTTCGACAAAGAAGTCCAGGGGATCTTCCTTGCCTGGGAGGAAGCGAACAACGTTGTCGCCCTCCTTGGGGGACCAGAACCCGTTGGATGAGCCGCCGCTCTTCTTAGTCTCCGAGTTCATGTTCTTGTGCATCTCGCGTAGTTCTGCTAGTGTTTTTGCCATCTTATTCTCCTTTAGGCTGTTTTCTGCAATTGAGTGCTAACAAGTTATTGGTAAAGCTTGGATTCCTGCCTACTGTTAGCGGAAAGCTGGACAAGCATGTCTTTCTTCATCTCTAAGGTGCTACAGATGCCCTTAGCATAACCGTAACCTTCCTTGAGACGACGAACTTCGTTATTTAGTTCCCCAGTCAATTCAAGAGACTGGACATAATCTTCGGCGGCGACAGCCGTGAGCTTGACGCCCTCACCCCTTTTGCTAGTGCGGGCAGAAGCCTTGTAGTTCTCCAGGGCGTCTTCAGCGTTATCTAGGAGTCGCTTGGCTTTAATCATGATGCCATAATAATAGCCGTAGAGTGCTGAGATTTCACGAAGCTGATCAGCCACCTCGTTTGGATCACGAGCTACCCGCCCGATGTTCTCGATGGTTCTCTCGTAGGATTCTTGAGTGATGTTTTCAGGATCAAGCATAGATTGTTGCGAATAGTTTAGGGTTAAGATGATGCAGAGTCATCGTCTGCTTAGATAATGATACCACCAGTTGTTCGTTCGTCAAGAACATTCTTTGTGAATCAAAGTTCTTTTCGTCCAAACCTGCTCCTTCAAGCATACAGTGATAGATCTCATGGATTATAGTCTCTCGGGCGTCAATATCATCAAGAGACATTTCTAATTTAATCTTACGCTCCTCCCAAAGACAGCAACCATCGACCTTTTGGTCATCTTGCTGAAGATCAGAGTGAAGCTCGAAGGTGAAAGTAGCCCACCCAAGATTTACCTCACCGATCTCCTTGTCGATAAGTTTATTGTAGATGTGCTTCTTGTCCTTGATAAAAGGGAAGTCACTCGGCTTGTTGTTCTTCATGGGAGGGTTCTCTCATTTGAAGCGTTGAGTAATCAATCGCCACGTTGACTAGATAGTGCTGCTTTGAATCACGGGCCTTCATAACGTAAACCCGCATGGCTCCCTCATCATACTCCTCCTGAGTCTGATTCAAAGAGATAACCCAGTCAGCAGGACGAATCTTCCCGTAGGAGTCTCCAAGCTCCGCATCTGTAATAATGGGCACCCGACGAGCCTGTCGGTTTGTCTGGGATGCGGTCCAAATCAAGCAGTTATATTCTACCCCTAGGCCACGAAGCTCCTCTGCGATACGTTGTTGAGCTTGATATTCAGAGTCAATCAATCGATTTGGCCTGAGAAGCTCAAGGTAGTCTACAATGAGGACATCGGGAGTAAAGTTCTTGTGAAGCTTTAGCTGAACCAAGAGGGATCGAAGCTGATTAACATTGCAAGCGCCCGTTGGGAACTCCTTGATAAGGAGTCTGCCTTCAGTCTTATTCTTAACCTCGTCAAGACGCTCCTTCAATCGAAGCTGTCCCAAGGAGGTCTTCAGGTTTCTGATCTCCGTAATAACAGAGTCGAACCTACCAGCGATCTTATCCTCACTCATCTCTAGAGAGACGTAGAGAACATTCTTGCCCTGGAGGAGGTTCGCCGCTCCCTGGTTGACAAGGTAGAGAGACTTACCGACCCCAGGAGGAGCAACCACCATGCCCAACTCTTTTCGAGAGAGGCCACCTTCCAGATTACGGTTGTGAGTGTTGAATACAGTAGGGATTCTGTCTTTGTTAGTCTCCTGGTAGCTACGAGCAATACGGTCTACGATGTCTCCGAAGTAATCCTGACCAACGTCTACGTTTCGATTAACCAGGAGAGCAGTCTTCACAAGCTCTTCTACTTGCCCGATGTCTCCTTCTTGGTTGAGGATGGCTACCGCCTTTCTAATAGCAGACTCCATCGCTCTCTGGCGAGCGAACTCCTCGACGGTGTCCAGGATGAACTCACGATCACCTAGGCAAGACTTATCGAAAGTGTTGATCTCCGCGATGGTGTTCTCGTAATCGATTGCCTCTGCATCAGCACCAGATACATTAGTTGTGATGAAGTCAGCCAGAGCAGTGTCAGAGGGGATCTTGCGATACTTCTCGTAGTAATCTCTGACCCCCAAGAACACATTCTTGTAGGCAGGGAAATCAAAGAACTCGGGCTTGAGTAGAGGCACGATCTCAGAGAAGAACTCGATATCGTGCTTTAGAAGGTACAGACACCCCTTCTTGGTGTTATCAGAGATGTGGTAGGGCATATGGTATGATAGGTTCGGGTGTTCTAATATTGCTACTTCTTTCGAGGTCCTCTACCAATCTTACCACCTCTGGTTAGATCGGCGTTAAACCTTTTCAAGTTTTCTCTGTTTTTTGTGGCTTGACCAGAGTCTACTTTCTTAGCAAGACCTTGCTTGGCTAGGACCTCATAATTAGGGTTAACTCTCTTGTAATGCTGACCTCCAGACTTAACTCTTTCCTTCGAGGCTTCACAAGACTCCTTATAGTATTGTTCTGCTTGCCTCTTGTCCATGCCATGCTCCGCAAAACGTCGTCTCTCTTGTAGTGCGTGGTAAGAATTTCTACCATGTTTAATGTCTGGAGCACCCGCTACAAGGCGATCACCGACCCCGCCACAATTATTACACTTCACAGTATTTGGAGGCATATCACCATACTTAACCTCCTCATAGACTTCATAATCTCTAGGGTCGTCCCAATCAGGAAGAGCATCAATCTCCTCCTGACTCAGGCTACTAACTAAAACTTGCTCAGTGAAAACATCGTCCACTAAAGGAATGTGACGCAGTTCTTCTGTATCACACTCCGTGCAGTAATAATTGTAGTAAGGCATTAGGCCCCACACTCCCCGCCGATCTTGCAGGCTTCAACCGCCATTTCAGTTTCGGCCTGTTCAGCAGCAATAAGCTCTTTGGCCTTAGCGATGTTCTCATCAGTCGGAGATAGAGCTTCTAGCGGCTCCATACCCTTCGATC